TTAACATAATAGGAGACAAAGGCAGCTATAGAGAATACACACCTTTTGCTTTAAAAAGCACAATTTCTGCTAGTTTTATGGGGTTTTTAAATAACGAACTTGTATTTGACGAGAGGTTACCTTTAAAAGAGGACTACGACTACTGCATACAAAATTGCAATGTGTACAGAAAGCTATTGAGAATTAACTCTGCATACATGGTAAAAAAAGACCATGGTAACAAAGGTGGCTGTGCTGACTATAGAACTATGAGCAGAGAAATAGAACAGCTTAAACTCTTGCAAAAGAAGTGGGGCAGTCAAATAGTAAAGAACGATACTACACAGAGGGGTAGCAAAATAAAAGGTTTTGACCTTAACCCTATTGTAAAAATACCTATAAAAGGCATATAGCATGGACGAAAATAGACACATAAAAAAGGAAGCAGTTTTACAGGCATTAGAAAAAACTCTAGGCGTAGTTACAACAGCAGTCAAGTCAGTAGGCGTTGCTAGGTCCACATTCTACAAGTGGCTAAATGAGGACGAGGACTTTAGAAAGTCAGTACAAGAAATAGAAAACATTGCTCTTGATTTTGCAGAAAGTCAATTACACAAGCAGATAGGAGACGGAAATACAAGTGCTACTATATTCTACCTTAAAACTAAAGGCAAAAAACGTGGCTATGTAGAGCGACAAGAGCTAGAGCATTCTGGTGGCGATAAACCTGTTAACATACAGCTAGTAATTGATGACGATAATACCCCTAACAAGTAAACAAGGACAAGCACTAAATTACCTGACAGATGAAACTACAACAGAGGTTTTATACGGTGGTGCTGCAGGCGGTGGCAAGTCCTATCTGGGCTGTGCTTGGATTATCTGGCTATGTACACAATACGACGGAATACGTTGCCTTATTGGACGTAGCAAACTTGATACACTAAAAAAAACTACTCTTAACACCTTTTTTGAGGTTTGCCAACAATGGGAACTAGAAGCAGGAAAGCATTACAAGTTTAATGGAGGTAGCAATATTATAACCTTTTACAATGGCAGCGAAGTTATGCTCAAAGACTTATTTGCCTACCCATCAGATCGGAACTTCGACTCATTAGGATCGCTAGAAATTACAGCAGCATTTGTTGACGAGTGCAGTCAAATTACAGAGAAAGCAAAACAGATACTTGGTTCACGTATTCGTTACAGGCTTGACGAGTTTGGCTTAAAACCTAAAATACTCCTCACGTGTAATCCTAGCAAGGAGTGGGTTTACAGCAAGTTTTACAAACCATACAAAGAAAATAAACTACCAGAACATCGCAAGTTTATACAATCGCTAGTTACAGACAATAAGCACGTATCTAAACATTACCAAGAGCAGTTATCTAAACTTGACGAGATTAGCAAGCAGAGGTTACTATTTGGCAACTGGGAGTATGACGACAGCGAGGACAAGTTGATCAATTACGATGCTATACTTAGTACATTTGAGAATAACACAATACAAGGTGGCGAGGGTTTTATTACAGCAGACATTGCAAGGTATGGTAAAGACAAAACAGTTATAATGCTTTGGAATGGTTTACGAGTTGAGCGTATAGTAACAATGGCATCTAACAGCATTACAGAGGCTGCTAAAAGCATTAAAGATATGCAGTTGACGTATGGTATTAAACTAAGCAATATAATTGTAGACGAGGACGGAATTGGCGGTGGCTGTAAAGACATATTGCGTTGCAGAGGTTTTGTCAATAATAGCAAAGCACTAAAAAACGAGAATTACGCAAATCTTAAGACACAATGCTATTACAGGTTAGCAGATGAAATAAACAAATCTAGCATATATATCCAGACAGAGGACATTAAAGTGCAGAACATGATCGTGCAGGAACTAGAGCAGGTAAGACGCAAAAACTTTGACAAGGATGCAAAGGTGCAAATGATCGGCAAAGATGACGTGAAAACAGCGATAGGACGTTCACCAGATTACAGCGATGCTCTTATGATGCGACTCTGGTTTGAGATAAAAAGCGATGGCAAGTATTTTGTACAATAGCAAAGGGGGCAGACATGCTCAACAATCCAACCCCCTTTACGTTACTAAAACAATGGGGAGCAATATACTCAATTCTAAATTTTTATATATTACATTATGCAGTTAGTTATTAACAAAGACGAATATCACATACCTAGCAAGTGGAATGAGGTTAGCTTACGCAAATATCAGCTATTCATGAGCACTTACAAGGACGATGTTAGCGATGGCGAGAAGCAGTTACACCTGTTATCCTGTTTTACCGGTGCTAATCCAGAACTAATTGCAGATATACCTAAAAAGTTATTAAACAAAGCGAGTGCTATACTTGCTGAATTAGTAGAAACTAAACCTAGCGAAGACTTAGCTGTACACTTTGAGATTAACAACATAGAGTATGGCTTTCACCCTAACCTATCTAACTTAAAGCTTAAAGAGTTTGTTGATCTAGATAATGCACTGACAGATAGTTGGCAAAATATGCATAAGATAATGGGCATACTATATAGACCTATTACAAAAAGAAAAAAAGACAAATACAATATAGAGGATTACGATTTTATAAGTGCTAGCAAGAGAGCAGAACTATTTAGAGATGCAATGAGCGTAGAGATTGTAAACGGTGCTGCTGCTTTTTTTTTGAGTATCGCAATCGATTATATGAGAATTACGCAAGCATATTCAAATCTGGACAGGAGGACGAGGAGAGAACATATCAGACAGACGAAGAAGCATTTAGCGAAACGTATGGATGGTACAGCATAATACATAACCTAGCAGGTGGCGACATATTAAAATTTGACAAGGTGCTAGATTTAACAGTTGACGAGTGTTTTAACTTTATAAGTTACCAAACTGAACTAAACAGAATAGAAAACAAGGCTAAATGATATTTTACAACGGACATAATATAAAAAACTTACCTTTTACTGCAGTAACAAGAACCATTACAAGTATAATGAGTGCAGCTAAAGGTGTCAACACATTTACACAGGGCGATGTTTTTGAGGTTGACTTAAAAGAAATCACATACCCTCTTGCACATTTGTCTTATAACACAGCTAATTTTGACACAGGCACATTAACATATAGCTTTCAGCTAATAGTTATGGACTTAGTTAGCAAAGATGAGCGCAACGAAGATCAAGTACTTAGCGATACTTTAAATACTATTGGTGATATTATAAGCACTTTGCGTAATTCAGATGCTAATAGCATTATTGAAGACTATCGCAATACGTTTAGATTACAGGACAGCATCAGTTGCGAGCCATTTACAGAGCGTTTTGATAATGAGGTTACAGGATGGGCTGCTGATTTTACAGTACAAGTTGAATTTGATGCAAGTGCTTGTGATGGCTATGTTTAATCCGACAACGTTTCGGCAGCTATCCGACACAAACAATAATATATATATACTATAATCAATATACTTTAATACTAATATAATATAATAAGGTAAAAAACAAAAAAAATGGCTACAACAGTTACACCAGCAACACTCACAACAACAATCACAGAAACCATTACGCTTAATGGAGTGGTTTACGACAAAACTACTACAAAGGCTACAACTAGCGTAGCTACTTACCAATGCAGAGTGTACCAACTCAAGGCAAGCACATCACATAGCTTAATAAACTTTGTCAGCGACCCAACAAGTGGACGTTTTGATACAGACGATTTTAAGTATATGCGAATTACTAATTTAGATGACACCAATGCAGTTAACATTAGCTTGACAGATGCAAGCGATGCAGGACTTGGCATTGAACTTAAAGCAGGTGACAGTTTTGTTTTAGGCTCGTTGAATATAGACGCAAATACAAGTGGCGATGTTTTAACAGCTTTAGCTCATACAGTAGAAACTGCACACATAAGAACAGGTGCTGCAGAAACAGACGTTGAAATAGTTATAGCTACTGCATAGTGAAGTCCAAAAACGTAAAAAAAGTTTTTGAGATTTTTGCAAAGAAAACAGTTGATCGTGCAAAAAAGATACTTGACCAGAAAGGCAAAACAACTTCTGGTGTAACAAGTGACAGCTTAGGTTACTATTTAAAAGTTGACAAAGGTACGGTTGACTTGAGGTTTGTAGGGGCACCACACAGCAGTATAGTGGATAAGGGTATAAGAGGCTCTAAAAGTTCTGCAAACGCGCCTAAAAGTCCCTACAAGTTTAGTGGAAGCAAGAAAGCAGTTAACCTTGGTGCTATTGACAGATGGGTAGTGCGCAAAGGACTAGGCGGCATACGTGATGACAAAGGGCGTTTTATATCACGTAAAACAATGGTATTTTTAGTTGCTAGAAAAATTTACCTTTATGGAATAAAGCCCAGCAACTTTTTTACTGACGCTATAAATGAAACAACAAAAGGAT